GTAAAAAATGGAAAAAAGTACAGCAGTAACAGCTTTCAAAGTGTGGATATTTCCCACCTTAGTATCTCTTCTTGGGCTAATGATCTGGACTGATGTTAATGAAATTAAAGCTGATGTAAAGGCTTTGATGGCTCAGTCAAATATTGACAAAACTAGGATAGACAACCTTGAAAGATTGGTATATCAACAAAGCAACCCAATAAACACTTTCTATCCAAGCTCTATCAGACCTGTGGCAATATTGCCAAAGAATGAATTTGAAACAAAAAAAGAAGGAAAATGAAAAAGTTCTTTAGTGAATTGTTCAATGATGACAACAAGATCAATGAAAAAAGCTTTATTGGTTTTCTTGCATTTGTAATCATGGTGGTGTTTGCTGTGTCAGACATTGTCACTGGTTCACTTGGTAAAGACCTTGTAGTGAATGACTTTATCTTTAACTCATTCCTCTACCTTACACTAGGATGCTTTGGTATAGCATCTATTGATAAATACATTAATAAAAAAGATCAAGATAATGGTGAATAAGATTTTAGCGTTATTTATTTTTGCTCTACTTGTAATAATTGTTATACAAAACAAAGGATGTGGTGATCCCACCTATCTAAAAAGTGATACTCTCACTGTACACGATACCACATGGAAGGTTCATGACTCATTGATTGTCAAGAAATTAAAGGTGAAAGAAGTGATACATGACACCCTTCCCCAAGAATACATTGCAGACACAAACTATCCTAAGCTCAAAGCACAATATGATGCTTTGGTAGTTGCCTATCTGGCAAAAAACATCTACGCTGACACTGTTAAGCTAGACACCTTAGGTTATGTAGCTGTAGCTGATACAGTACATAAAAACGAGATACATGGAAGATCTTATAAGTATAACTATAAGATTCCCACTGTCACTGTGACAAACACCATTACAAAACAAGCTCCTCCCAAGGGAGCTCTATTTGTTGGTGGTGGTATCTCTGGCAGCAAAGAGATAGGATTAAATCTTCTAAAAGGAGGATTTCTTTATAAGTCCAAGAATGATAAAGTCTTTGGACTACACATTGGTATAAATGGTAACAGCCAAGTTATATATGGAGCTGAGACCTATTTAAAACTTAAATAACATGAAAAAAATAATTGAACTTATCAAGAGTCTTCTTGGTGGAGGATCTCTTGCTAACAAACTGTTGACTATCAAGAGTTTAGAGAAAGAAGTAAAGAATGTAGTTAATGGTTCTGAAGAAAAGAAAGTATTTCGCAGTTCACAAATCAAGAAAAAGAAAAAGAAATGAATCTAGATAAACTGAAAGGACACGTGCCAGATGAAGTGATTGCACAAATCCCTAGTGTACAGGACAAGTTCGCTATTAATTCTGCTCTTAGACTGGCTCATTTCCTTGCCCAAACAGGACATGAAAGTGGTGGCTTTAAGTTTAAGTCTGAGAACCTGAACTACTCAGCTGAGATACTCAGAAAGGTGTTTCCTAAATACTTTCCAGATATTGTTGTAGCTAAGCAGTATGAGCGTAAGCCAGAAGCTATTGCTAGTAAGGTGTATGGAGGGCGTATGGGTAATGGTCCTGAGGCTACAAAAGAGGGGTTCAAATACAAGGGACGTGGCTATATCCAGCTCACAGGGAAGGACAATTATAAAGCATTTGATGCTACAGTTGAGGATGACATCCTAGCTAATCCAGACTTGGTGGCCACTAAATATCCCCTACTTTCAGCAGCCTGGTTCTGGAATAGCAGGAAGCTGAACAGCATAGCTGATCAAGGAGCAACAGATGAAGTGGTCACCAAGATTACCAAACTGGTAAATGGTGGAACCATTGGTCTTGCAGATAGAATCAAACACTTTAAAGAATACCATCAACTATTAGCATAATGGCAAATGCACAACCTAAACCTAAACCTAGACGCAGCAGAAGGTCTGGTTTGAAGAAAGCTAAACTTGTTAAAAGCAACCTAGAAATTCTTAAGAAGTTTCTAGCAATTATTTTAATAGGAATGTTTGTAAGCTGTGCTAATGTCAGGTATGTTTACGTTGATCCAAAAGATTCTGTTATTAAAAGACAAAGGGTGGTGTATGACAACTATATAGCACCTAGTCCTTTCTATGATCCATTCTTTAGACCCTATTTCTGGGGTCCTAGAACAATTATAGTTGTACCTAGAAACCAGCCCCAAAGACCAGGGTTTGGTCCATTACCTCCAACTCCTAAACCTCGTAGATAAATATGGCAACATCTAAAAAAGGGCTGAATGTTTCAGCCAATCCTCTACCAATATCATTCAAAGATTTCGCTAAGAATCCTGTAGTGGGCACCCTATTTCTGGTGCTCATTGCTATTTCATACCTGTATATAGACATTCGTTCTACATTCCAAGACCAAGCTAAGAAGCAAGACTCTCGTATTGAGAAGGTGGAAGGTAGATTGGACGTTGTACAGGACGCTCTCAGGAGAAGTGATAGTGCTAAGGCTGTGACAAGTACACAGCTCAGAACTCTTCAAGAACTAGGAGCAATCAAAAAAGTTAACTGATGAGACAACTTTTACCCTTGGTATTCTTCATAGCTATGTATTCTTGCCAGTCTGGTAATGCCCAGAAGGTAGATCCTACACTTGGTGAAGATAGAGAGTTTGAAGAGTTCATGAAACAAGTGAATGATAATCAAGCAGTTGCAGCAAAGATACAAGCTGAGGCTGCTAAGAGTCAAACAAAAATAGTAGAGCAAACAATATCTAAAATAGTCACCCTCAAGACTGAGGTGAGCACACTTAAAACAGAATTAGAAGATGTTAAAACAAAGCTTGATAGCGTTACTGCTGACACTGGGAACTCTTTTAGGGTACTCCCAATTGACCACTTACCCTAAAACCAAAAGGATAGGACAGGATTCTGTCGTAATAATAACCATCAAGCAAGCTGACCAAATTAATGAAGTGTTTAATCTCTATAGAGATAGTATATCATTAACAAAAGACAGTATAGCAAAACAGAAAAGACTTCTAGATAGCCTTAGGTTGGTACATTACAATCTACAGAATGCTCCAAATGAATACAAATGGAAGTATGAGGCTAATAGAGAGATCTATTTCAAAAGAGAAGAGACTGTAAAGATTGATGAGAAGTTTCACTTTCTTCAGAAAACACTTCTTATAGGTATTATATTGTTTCAATTTTCTCAATTAAAATAAACCACATGGCAAAATCAAAAACCAGCAAAGAACAGTGTGTTTATCTTTTAAACAGAATCATTGGAGAACCAAAAGCTTACGTTGGGTCTACAATAAACAAGTATAAAAGATTCAAAGCTTATCAGTCAGGTTTATCTAACACCTATATTGAAAAAGCTATTAAAAAACATGGCTGGGATGCTTTTCAAAAAATTGAAATAGATGTAAAAGTAAATAATGAAAAAGAACTAAGAGCTTGGGAGGGATTTTATATAAGACTATTTGGGACATATAAAAATGATAATCCTGAATTTGGAATGAACATAGTCAAAAATCCCACTTTGGCCATTTCAAAGGATCCAGAAGTTTCTAAAAAAATATCTGAATCTAAAAAAGGTAAAGTTGTTTGGTCAGAAGAATCCAAGTTAAAATTGAGTAGGTCTACAAAAGGAAAAGTAAATATTGGAATAAAAAGACCTTATCTTTCTGAGAGAAACAGACTGGTAAAACCAGCACTTGGAAGAACTGGAGAAAAGCATCCAATGTCAAAAAAAGTTTTGTATCTTCCTGATAATCAAGTTTTTAATTCAATAAAAGATGCAAGTGATTATTTTGGAATTTCTAGACCAGGAATGGCATATAAAATAAAAACTCAACCTTTAACATATAAATATTTATGAAAAAATCAACAGCGTCCAACAAACCAATCTCCTTTGGCAAAAGAAAAAAAGGAAAGGCTCAGAAAACTCAAGGTCCCAAGGACAAAGCAGAAAGCAAGTACAGGGGGCAAGGAAGATGAAAAAGAAACTAATGAACCTTTATTTAGGAATTGCTGTAATCTGGGTGGTTATGGCTCTGCTTTTTCAAGTAACGTTTGTCATATTGAGTTTATCAGGAAGTGACCTTCCCAGCAAGATTGCTAAAGAGTTAACCTGGAGACTTGATGGAAGATTCTCTAACTAAAAAAGTTATAACTAATTTAGTTATTGTAAATTATTGATACTCATTGTTAATAATAAAAAGTAACATATATTTGTAAATTATGGCAATACCAAGTAGACAGGTAGGCTGGAGCACCACAGATAACTTATTGTGGCAAATATCCAAGCAAGTGGAAACACTTGGTTGCGTAGTGGCATGTGGTACATCTGGAGGTAGTGGTAGCTCAGGAACCTCTGGTTTGTCTTATGGCACCAGTGGTACCTCTGGTGTCAATGGTGCTAATGGTACATCTGGTACTAGTGGGTTAGTTTTATATTATGGATCTTTTATATTTGATAGTGCCACTACACTTACAGCAGGAATGAACTCTAATACCACTAATCCAATTCAAGTGGTAGATACAACGGGGTTTAATGTTCCTGGTTATTTAAGAATCAATGCAGAGATTATAGCCTACACTGGTATATCTGGAAACACGTTTACAGGTATTACAAGAGGTGTAGCTTCATCTAATGCGTCTAACCACAGTATTGGAGATGGTGTAGCTCAGGCACAATATACACCTGCTGGTGTTCCTAAACAGGTGATTTTAGATGAAACTGATCTATCAAATGGAGCAGTGTTGAATGTCCTTACAGGAGATGTTACAATTGCTAATTCTGGAGTGTATAACTTACAGTTCAGTATCCAGTTTGAAAACTATAGCAACAATGTTGAGGATGCTATTGTATGGTTTACAGTGAATGGGAACGATGTTCCTAAGACAGCTAGCTATGTTACCACTCCCACCATCCATGGAGGTACACCAGGTGCCACACTTATGACAGTGAACATTTTTTATACAATCACTGGCGGTGATGTAGTGGGTTTGAAATGGACTAGTGAGAACGGTAGGACAGCCATAACAAGCATACCTCCTGTGGGAAGTACAATACCACAATCTCCAGGAGTAATTTTTACAGTAAATAAAATAGGATAATAAAATGGCAATACCATCAAGACAGATAGGGTGGGGTACAACAGATAATCTACTTTGGCAGATATCCAAGCAATTGGAATATTTGACACAAGTTGTGGCTAATGGTACAACCACCACTACAACTACAGCTGCTCCTTAATAAGCAGAAAACCAACAAACTACATATATGAAGGATTTGAAATTTATCTGTGCACAACCAGATGATGTCTATTATACATGGCAAGTTCATTTATGGTTGGAAAGCTTGAAGAAGCTTGGACACTCAGACAAGGCTATTGTCCTGGTGTACACACCCAGTTTCAGAGAATATAATAACAAGTGGGAAAAGATAATGGAGCTGTATCCAGAAGCAGACTTTGCTTTCTACAAGGATACAGGAGATGTTAGTAAGTATTTGGGAGTTTATATTCCTATTCTACGTCCCTATTGCTTAATGAGATATTTCCAGGACCATCCTGAGATGGTATCCAAAGCAGTGTTTTATTGTGATTGTGATGTAATCTTCACAGATAAATTCAACATAGATAAGTTTAAAGATGATGATATCAACTACTTATCTGATACAAATAGTTATATCAGTGCTTCATATTTTGATAGTAAACTAAAAGATGTTCTACCAGACAAACTGGAAGAATACAAAACTAGAGATATTCTAGCTGAATGCACTAGTCTTGTAGGCATCACAAGAGAAATAGCTGAAGCTAACAATGATCACTCAGGAGGAGCTCAGTATTTCTTAAAGAATGTAGATGCAGATTTTTGGAAGAAGGTAATGAATGATTGTGTTATCATTCGTGTCTATCTTCAGAACATAAACAAAGAGTTCTTTAGAAATGAAGACAAAGGGTTCCAAAGCTGGTGTGCAGATATGTGGGCTGTGCTTTGGAACATTTGGCTTAGAGAACAAACTACTAGAAACGTTCCTGAATTAGAATTCTGTTGGTCTTCAGATCCTATAGAGAAGCTAGATAGAACAACAATATTACACAATGCAGGAATTACAGGACAGAACACTATGGGTTATCCTGCTTTCTATAAAGGAGCCTACCACACTGGTAAAGATCCTTTTGAAGACACACACCTAGATAAGGTGCTAAATGATGAGAAGTCTAAAAAACATGCTAATCATTATTACGTAACACAACTATTAGAGTTAAAACAAAAATATAATCTAAATTATTAATTATGGCCACAATCAGTAAACGCCCTCTCAAAGCCTTTGTAAGGTTTGATGGTACTGGGAGAATCGTTCCCAGCAGCCTAATTCTAAGAAGAAAGAAGCCCAAGGTAGGTAAATGGGTGGAGATTCCAGCTTATGAATGCTGCAATCCTACAACTACAACTACAACAACCACTGTATCACCTGGATAAAATTATAAATCATGGCAAATAGCAACAATAAATTGAAAGCCTATGTACGTTATGATGGATCAGGACGTGTCATAGCAGGTAGTCTTATTCTACAAAGATTTAAACCAAAGGTGGGAAACTGGGAGCAAATTGGCTCTCAAGAGTGCTGCGATCCATTCTGTCTTCCTCCTGTGTATGGAGAAGATTACATCATTGATGATATTGTAGAAGGTGAAACAGGTATAACAGTTATAATAGAAACTAACCCATTCACTAATCCTACACTACAGGTGGCAGCAATTAGTTGTGAATCAGAACCTCCAGGAAGAATTATTCCACTAAATGTTGAAACAATTGCTGGTAACATTTATTCCTACTTTATTCCAGATGCTATTTTAGAACAAACGTGTGCTATTGGATTTAGAAGAATCTGTGTAGCCACTCAGTCTGGATGGACTTTGACAGGAGGTTAATAACTAATAAACATTAATACAATGGCAGAAAAAGTAAAAACATTGCAGGATTTCTTGAATGAAAATCCTAACAATAAAGCTGAGGCAGTTAAACAATACCTCGAATACGTAAATTGTTTTGGAGGATCTCTAAAAAAATAACTAATGGCAAAATCATTATTCCCAGATGAAATGTTAAAGTCTGGTGGTGGAGAAATGAGCCTAGAAGCAGTGGCTTCAAAGCTCACACACTTCCATGAACAACTACATCTATTGCATTGGCAGACAAAGAGTTACGCTGAACACCAAGCTCTAGGAGGATTGTATGATTATGTACATGATTTCAAAGATGGTGTTGTAGAGAAACTTATGGGCTACACAGGAAAACGTCCTGGTGTCTATAAGATTGAACCTCTCAGTGCAGCTACAGCTGACAGTGTTGTTTCAGATCTTATATCATTTGCTTCTAGTCTTAGAAGCTTTGCTGAGAGCAAGGGTTATCAAGACATTTCCAATCTTGCTGATTCATTGAGTGGAGAAGCAGCCAAAACCAAGTATCTGTTAACTCTATCATAAATGCACATAAATAAGAAGTTCTTCCCTCAAGTGTTGCCAGATAATGAGATAGCTTATTTTGCACATCTTGAGGGAATAATTGCTTCAGTGGATGAACTTTCTACGCTAGAGATTACAAAGAATCCTAATGCGTATCACTTTAGACTTGCTCCCTCATTACCTAAATATAATGAGATGTTATTACAGGAGATATTAAAACTGCACAACCTGTTCCAGATAAAAGTGAATCTGTCTAAAAGTATTAAGAGTTCTGCTACCATTGTGTTTGAAATAAATTTGGAAGATAAATAAATTATACATACCTTTGTAAGTAAACCAAAAATGTAATTATATGGCAGAAGTGATTAATTTTGATGAAGTTAAACAAGGTCCTAAATTTGATCCTAACAAGAAATACACATGGGACTACAATGCCCAGTTTGTATTAGATGGTAAAGAGTTTGGACTATTGTTGAACACATTACGTGCTGTGATAAATACCAAAGAAGCACAGACTATTTTGCTAGCTAAGCAAGCAGGAGATGTTCTTGAAGAAACACTTGCTGCTGCTGTTGAAGCTGGAAAGGTTGTAGAACTTAAAGAAGACTAATAACTATGGCAAAAGAAATGATTAAACGCAAAGATGGATCCTATTCTCAAAGGGGACTTTGGGATAACATTCGTGCTAACAAAGGATCAGGTAAGAAACCTACAGCCCAAATGCTCAAACAAGAGCGTAAGATCAGAGCCACTGCTAAGAGAGGAAAATGAACCTCTGTGGCATCCATATAATTGAATTGGATGCTGATGGGCTATGTTCTAA